TTTTAGTAAGGTAGTACGTTTATATTATCAGGGGGCTCCTGAAGAGGAGCATCGCGTTCGAGACGTGCTAATTCATGAGTTACAACATACAACTCAGTTGATAGGATCAGGTTTATATCAATCAGCTAAAGGAAACAAGTCAGGCAATTATCTCACAGATGTTTTCAATTCCATTACTAATGTATGGGCTTGGATGACATCATTCCATCGTGTATATTTAGAAGAAATAGGACGCAAACCAAAATTAGAGGATTGGTTTGAGAATGTTACATTGTTTACTCATGGAGATGATTGTATTATGTCATTGAAACAGATTTTGTCACCGCAGAAATTGTTAGATGAAATTAGGGCTCTTGGCTTTTTAATAACATCCGCAGATAAGTCAGGAGAGGATATTAAATATGAGAAAGTGGAAGGATTAACCTATTTAAAAAGTGGGTTTCGTGTCAACCAGGGGATCGTATGGCCTCCTATGCCAATGGCAACCTGTTACCGGGAAGTCAATTGGTGTAAGAGGAGCATGCGAAATAACTCAACTGTTAGGAAGACGCAAATTTCCGAGGGCAGGAGGTTTGCAGCTTATCATGGGAGTGAACAACTAGCAGAGTTTGATAAAAAGTATAGGAAAAATGTTCATAAAGAATTGGGGTTAGTTTTAGATCCAGTAATTCCAGAATCCTTCCAAAGTATTGAAGTAGATGTTAGAGTTAAACAGCTATTCCAGGAGCTGTGTCCAGATAATGTTTTTAATGATAGTTATATGGATCATTTCACAGATTTATTAAAATGTGGGGATATTGAATCCAACCCAGGCCCACATCCACGTCAGTTTTTATTATTGAGAGATATATTGTTTGAATGAGTTTAACCCACCTTATGTTACTCGTCCTTTTTATACACCTTATTTTTGGAGGTGGATGAAGGAATTTTGGGGGGATTTGTTAGCTTATGATTGGGAACCAGCTCTACCTATGTTGTCAGACGAGGATAAAGATGATTGCGTCATGTGGGATATCATGGCGTGTGAAGAGGGTCATCGGGCGATGCACGTGCATACCCTTGCACGTACAGATGCTAGGCGTTCTATGATCACAGTCAGAAATGAGTGTGAGTTTGGGGAACGTAGACAATTGATTACCCCCTATAGTGTTGTGTGTATTAGTTTATATTTGATGGAAGAGGGGGAACCAATGAATCAGCAAATGCCTTTGTTTGAATTTGCAGCAAGATATTGTCCAGATTATGTACCAGAAGAGCATATAGAAAGAGTTATGTCTTTACAACATTCTGATAGGATGCGCCATAAAGTTAGACCGATGACGCGTCCAACTGTTATTGAAGTTTATGAGGTTCTTCATTCAGATTTACTTCTTGGTATTGTAGATGATCCATCTCCAACACCACAAAATTCAGATGAAGATTCAGATGATGATATAGGAGATATTGAAAATGCTTTTGTTAGGGATTTGACTATCGATGGAGATGTAGAGAATAACCCAGGTCCTTCAATTTTTGCTTATATTTTAGGTTATTTTATATTTTGTATATTGGGTGTTACTATTTGTGGACAGCAAGGATGGGTGAGATTGTGGTTTAATATTGCTCTTATAATTAGATTTATTACTTTATTGATTATTTTTTATCTCACCCCTCATTATAG